GCAGTAACTATCCTATTGTTAATATTATCATTTATAGAAGTAGAAGCATTAGCTCCTTGTGGTCCTGTTGGACCTTGAGATCCAGTACTACCTGTTGGACCTTGAGATCCAGTACTACCTGTTGGACCTTGTGATCCAGTAGCACCAGTAGGTCCTTGACTACCTGTTGGACCTTGTGATCCAGTAGCACCAGTAGGCCCTTGACTTCCGGTAGCTCCGGTTGGACCTTGACTACCTGTCGGACCTGTTGGACCTTGACTACCTGTCGGACCTGTTGGACCTTGAGAACCTGTTGGTCCAGTAGGACCTTGTGAACCTGTTGAACCTGTTGGTCCTTGACTACCAGTTGCACCTGTTGGACCTTGAGATCCTGTAGCACCGGTTGGTCCTTGTGATCCAGTAGGTCCTTGTGATCCGGTACTACCTTGAGAACCAGTTGGCCCTGTTGCGCCTTGTGCACCTGTAGCACCCTGAGGTCCAGGTCTAGTATCTGCGTATGCTTTAACTGATTGTTGTGTTGGAATAAGTGTAGCACTATTTGAAGACATATCATCTTCATCTACAAAACCTGTTATTGATATAGAACCATCAGATAATGAACCGTAAGTAATAGTACCGCTACCACTTATATCTACTGATGCAGTAACTGGTTTATTAAGTGAAATTCCTACGTGAGCAGCATTGGCAGGATGATCTGCCCCTATTTCTAATATACCATTTGATTCAAATATATCGGGTTTAGAACCTAAAGATTCTATAGAAAATCCTGAGTTAGCATTTTCACCATGTGCTCTAAAAGCATCTCCGTGAAAATCTGTATCAATACTACCTGATATATCTCCAGCTACTTCTAAGTTACCAGATGCAGTTATATGATTAACTACTAATTCTTTCCATTTTTGTGCAGTTCTACCTAAAGAAACTGCTTCATCAGTTGATGGTCTAAATATTGTCGATGTATGAGTTATTCTACTAGCACCACCGACTCTAAACTGCATAGTATTATTAGTACCTAAATCTAAACCATTATCAGTATTGCTTCCTGCAGAAAAATGAGTTCCAAAAAATTGACTACCGCTTATGTTACCTGAGGCTGATACATTACCTGTTATGTCAATACCGCTGGTATGAGTTACTAATTTTTGATCACCTGCAAAATATAGCCCAGCCCATGACTCTTCTGAATTAGTTTTAAAAACAAGTGCACTATCTTTATCTAAGACTCTAAAGTTAATTCTATTACCCCCATTATTAATTGTAAGAGGGTAAGGGACTGATGAATCTTTATCAAGAGTAATAAAAGGTAAGTTACCAGCATGAAGTTGAAGTTTATTATCTAAAAATTCAATATGTGTGTCGGCATCTCCTGTATGTCTAATGTATCGAGGGACTAATATTTCTCCTCCCACACTTACATCACCTGAAGCTGTTATATCAGTAGATACATTAAGAGTGTTAAGTGTAGCGTCTGATCCGCTAACTATCAGTTTTTTCCAGTTTGGCATATCTTCACAATTATGGTTGGTTACTCTATGAGCCCACTTCCTCTTTCGAGGCCAATAATAGGTTTATAATAAATAGCAAAAGGTCCCAAAGGACCTTATACTTATTTTATTGCTTTAATATGATCTGTTATTTTCTTAAATACTGTGAAGAACATTTCAAATTCATTACCTTTAAAATCTGCTGTTCTTAATTTAGCAAGAATAAATTCTGCTTCTTTTTTAGTAAGACCTTCATCTTTTTTAGATCTCATTTTTTCTATTAAACCCATAAACATTTATATAAAACTATTTAACTTATATTATACGTATATAAAAATATCACCATCTTCTATTCTTATATTACCGTAATGATCAGCTAATGAACCTGATGCATCTTCTAATGAACCAGAAAATACACCTCCTACGAAATAAGCAGGTGATGCTCCATTACCTTGACTAGCTCCAAAATTATGCCCTACTGCTAATCTTCCATCATTACCGTTAAAATCACCATTCCAAAATATAGCTGAACCAGAATGAGCTGTACCACCAGATCCACCGAAAATAATACCTGATTCATCTGCTACAGAACTTGAACCTGAATTAAGAAGTATAAATTTATCTTCTATATCTAAGTTAGTAACATTAAGTTGTGTTGTAGTACCTGATACGGTTAAGTTACCTCCTACAGCAAGATTATTAGTAACAGTCAATCCATTGAAAGACGGTGAATCACCAGTTTGTAATTGTAAATCATGTGTTATACCATTAATACTTATAGAACCTTGACTTGGAACTGATATAGAACCAGAAACAGTTCCTGTAGGTAGTAGTGCGTCTATATCACCGGTAGTAACTGTACCGACTGTTGTGATATCTGATTGTAAAAAGTGCTCTCCAGCTACAAAGTTAGTAGTTGAATCATGATCAATTTGTGCTGAAGCTGAAACTACACCGGATGGTAAAATAGCATTTACATTACCTGATGTTACAGTACCTAATGTAGTCAAAGTACCGGTAGTAGAATTGATAGCTATTTGACTTGAACCTGATACTAATCCGCCTGTTAAACTAAAGGTTAAAGTATCATTACCTGCTGAACCTGATATATTAAGTTGATTACTTCCTGTAGCAAAAGTAAGTTGACCGTTCTGATCATTAGCTATTAGGTGAGTCCCGCCTATAGATGCCGATACGAATGCGGTTTGAGCTGTTACAGATGTTAAGTATCCAGCGTCATTAGTTAATTGAGATATATTAGACCCTGATACTATTAATTTTTTCCACTTTGCCATGTCTATTCAAAAATTTAAAATTACTTTATTATAAATATTAGTTAATTATTAAAACCTAAGTAGTATTCATTACTAGAACTATAGAATAATCCTCCTTCTACAGCTGTTGGAGTAACTGACTGAGAAGTAAATTGTAATATACCTTGATTATTTACTTTTATTTTTTCTTTTCCATCTACTTTTATATTAAAAACGTCTTCTACTCCATCTAATTCAATAAAGACTGATCCTGTGGTACCGAAAGAACCGGTAACATTTAACGAACCAGTTAAGTATTCACCTAATTCGGGTAATTCATTTTTTATTTGTTCCCAAAAAATTTGCGCCATTATACTACTAATTTACCCGTTACCACTATTTCCATTTCATCAGTTATACTAAACCCTAATGATGGTGCAAAATCTACTTTAACATCACTACCAACTTCAGCTATAGATGTTATATTAGACGTAGATACTATTACTCCATTAATAAATACTTGGAAATCTTCAACAGTTGGTGTAGGGAAATTAGCAGGAGGTACTGCTATAGAAACATTTGCAAAAGTTATACTATTTTCACTACCGTTAATGGTAGTTGAATGACTTGTAGTACTAATTACTCTATTAATAGCTAAATAAGTACGTTCAGATTGAGTCATACCACTAGTAGTTATAGTAGTATTAACGGTACCAGCGAATGAATCATAAAATCTACCTGTAGTTGCTTGTGAAGCTGGTGAAGCGGCGGCAATATCTAGTATTTCTTCAGTTCCTGCTGTTTCTAATCCAAATTTTATAGATGATTTTGAGTAAAACTTATTCATATTAGCTATAGAAGTATTGATACTATCAGGAACTATGTGTCCCATCATTTTAATTTCGAAAGATGTCTTAACTGTACGGTCTTGACCTTGAGCCATTTCAGTAGAAGTAGTAAAACTGTCTATCATTGCTCTAAAATTAAATCTTTCAGGGTCTCCCCAGTAAGAATCGGAGGCAAAGTTAATAGATTCTACTATTTTATTCATTTGCTCTACGTATTCTGTAAATACTATACAAGAATATATAATATTTACGTAATCCGGTATTATAACACCGTATAATTCAGTTACAGGCTCTCTATTAGTTAATGCAGAAAATCTATCGTATACATTTTTCTTAGAATATTTTTTTTGAAAGATAGAAAAATTGTTTGGATTGTTAGCATCTAATTTATTACCTAGATTTCTATTTTTTTCTATAGAATCCCTTTTAAACATAATAAGCGGTGTTTGTATTTTACCGTTTTTATCTCTATAGAAGCCATCTTTTTGTACTGATTTCCACCTTTCAGGGGATCCGTAAAGGACTGGCACATTTACTCTCTTACCATTACGTACTACTGAAGGTTTTATTACGTTATTAAAATAATATACGATAGTTTCGTCTATATCTCTTAAACCTATATGGAATTGCTTGACATCATCGTTCTGAACTGATCTTTCGTACCCTCTATTCTTTTTCAGAACATCAGGTGTAGGTTGCTTCGCAGAATTATTATAAGTTTTTATCGAATCTTGTGATAGTTGCGATTGTCTTTTGGGTAATATTCTAGTTCTTCTAGCCATTTATTATCTTGCTCTTGTTAATCCTACTTTTTCTGCTCTTGTTAAGTGGCAATCTACTATTATAGAGACTGATGATCCAAATTTACTCCCGTACGAAGTAAGGTTATAACTACTATCTCTACCTAAAAATAATTGGTTCTCTCTAACTGTATCTACTTCATAATAGTCTTCTTGCCAAAATACTATATCACCTACCTCAGGAACTGTGTTAGCATCTACTAAGTCTTGTCTAATAAATGCGAAAGAAGCTTCTCTATTAAGATCAGGACCAAATTCATCTACATCTATGACTTGATCTCCTCTAGTTATAAAGCAATTTAATTTGATAGGGTCTAGAAAAACTTTATCTGTAGCTTCGCCGTAAATATTAGCTTGAGTATCGTCTAAAGAAAGTTTATAGTAGCCTATTTCTTGTTCTACTATATCTTTTAAGAGTTCTCTACCTATTCTGGTAAGAACATTAAAATCTTTTTGACTTCCAAATAACATATGTTACTTTTTCTTTTCAATTGTTTTTTCTGCAACTTCAATCTTTTTAACTTCAGGTATCCTTCTTACTGAAGTTTCTTTAAATGAAGCAAAAGCTTCACTTGCTGTTTTAGTAGTTAATATTTTAACTTTCATTACAGCTGTATTATTATTTGAATCGTGAGACACCTGTCCTATAGTCAATACTCCAGGTATAGCTCTCAACATTTCTCCTACATCTTGCACTGTTACATCTTCTGAATGACCTACCCTAACCATAGCTTGGTAGATCGAAAATTGTATTTCTGATATTAAATGTAGTATTTTCATTATCCTATATAGATATGCATTGGTACTCCTTGCATAGCATCATTTATAAATTTAGTTTGAGTAGCAGCTAATTCTAATTGATTAGTCATAGATGCAGTTTGCATAGTAGCTTTTAAATCTTCTACTAAAAATACTTTTTCATCTCTAGCATCAGCTAGTAAGTCAGCTGCATTCATTGTAACTTCTGAACCAGGTACTGGTACGGTTTGGTATTTTCCTCTTACGTATGCAAGCATTTCTTTAGCCGTAGCTGCAGCGTATTTATAGATCCATTGTCTACCAATAGCATTAATTTCAGAATATACTAAATTTTGAGCATTAACATTTGAAATATTTGTAGAAATACCTGATGATGAAGTTCCACCTCCTGAACCTGCAACTGAACCTCCTGATTCTGCAGTTGCATCTATATCTACCCCGTCATTAACATTATAAGTTTTATCAGCTACTCTATAATATTGTACTTTTAACTTACCTGCATTTTTAGGAACAGGAAATATTCTTAACTTATTATTATTAATTTCGAAAGAATAAGAAGATCTACGAATAGAATCATTAAATTCTATAGCTTGTACTTTAAGTAAGTCGTACGAAGCAGGCATTAAAAGAAAGTTTACCCCTGGGCTAAATGATCCGAAATCGAAAGCATCCATTAATGATTGTATGCCCGTTCCAGTACCAGCATACGGATCAAAATATCTTAATATTGAAGGAGGAGCTTCGTAAAATATTTTTCTTACTTCTATATCTCCATCATTTATTAAAGCTTCTAAATCGTATTCTTGTTGATTAACTACTAAGTCTATAAGAGCACTTTTCATATCTACATCGCCTCCAACTCCAGCTTCCATACCGTATTGTTTACTAGTCTCTATAACGCTCTTTAAACTAGGCTTAAATAAAGTTTTGTTGACGGCTTCTCCAGAAGCAGATCCACCTACTTGACTTGAAATAGTTTCAGCTGCGATAGCTTCAATAATTTCTTTTCCGTATGCAGTTACAGCTTCTTCAAACGCAGTATAAAAATTTCTTTCAGTTAGTTCTACGTCTAGTACTGGGTATCCTAATTTTTCAGCTATATATCGAGCAACTTTTGGAGCATCTTCTTGAAATGCTAAATCGTCATCATAAAAACCGAATGGAGTAGACTCTCCAGCTACAAAGTTAGTAGTACCGTCCCAAATTGCAATATCTGCCATAGTATTTTATTTTAAGTTAAAGCTATAAAATAACCTATAGTAGCATCAGGATCGATTGGAGATGCTTTAATAGATCTTAAATCACCATATAAAAAGCCGTCATTAAAAGTCTCACTTACAAATTCTGAACTAAATATAAAGCTACCACTTCCTGTTACTAAAAAGTTAAGCTGTCCAGTTGAACCGCTAACTTGAAGATTAATAGAACTGCTTGCAAAATTAGTTACTCTAGCATACTTAATACTACTTGAAACGAATTGACCAGCTCCTGGTAAATTATCTACGTTAATAACTTCAGTCAATGAACCTGAAGGTATATTCATTACTCTAGAATCTGCATGATTAATGCCTGGGATTCGTATTTCTACGTTAGTACCTCTTTCGACTCCGTTAAGTTTAACTCTTTCTCTTATAAAGTAAGTAAAATTGGCCATGTTAGTATAGTTTATTTATAAATAGCAATTAATCCCTGAAGGTTTTGTAAACTTCTAATATAGGTGCTACTATATGATGTCTATGGTTATATTCTAATGATGCAGTTTTAAATCCTGCTACATTTTCCTCTAATCGAGCTAAGAAAGAAAAGCCAGTATCTCTTTTATTTTTTAAATCTATTTGAGCTAAATCTCCGCATATTACCATTTTAGATCCTTGACCTAATCTTCCTATCACAGTTTCCATTTGACTATGAGTAACATTTTGAGCTTCATCTACTATTACAAATGAATTGACGAAAGTGCGTCCTCTCATAAAAGCAAAAGGGACTATTTCAATACTTCCTGTCTCCATTTCTTTACGAACTTTTCCTTCGTTATATAACATAAAAAGATTATGATATATAGGTGCTAACCAAGGATCCATTTTTTCTCTTATATCTCCTGGTAGAAATCCTATTTCTTCTTTTGCTACAGTAGGTCTTGTTATAATAACTTTTTCTACTTGTTTGGTAAAAAGCATATCTAATGCTACTTGTGTAGCAACTAGAGTTTTACCAGATCCTGCCATTCCTTTTAACATAGTTATAGGATTGTCAAGTATTAAAGCTTTTGCTTTTTTTTGTTCTTCGTTAAGTTGTACGTTAAATTTAATTGGTCTTTTCGGTCTTCTTTTTTGGACGAACACGTCGTCGTTGTGGTGGTTTGAAGGCATATATAATAACGTTTATTGTTCTTATATAAATATCGGAAAAAAATACTTATCAAACAAAAAAAAAGAGGCCCGAAGGCCTCTCTTAATTTATAGAAAATCTAAGTTAGATTATACTGTAGCTACATCGCTAACGAAAATCTTACCGTAGAATTCAGGTCTGATCATCTTCTTAGCATAACGAGTCATGATACCTTTTCTTGGTGTAAAGGTATTTGGATCGTATACTAGAGGAGTCATCATTAATGGAACGTATGGGCAATAAGCAGCTCCTGTTTCTAAGAACTGAGAACCTCTATATCCCATAAGGATTACGTTTTCAGTCATATAAGGATTCTTATATACTTTATATCTTCCGTTAAATTGACCTATTCTCTGTACTCCAAAAGCGTAGTCCATTTTGTCTCCTGGATCTCCTGCTGCATATCCTGGAATAGATTCTAGGATAGTAGAAACTGTTGGAGATACAACTAGGAAGTTAGCACCACCTCTAAGAGTTTTTTGGTGAATTTTGTTAGATACTTTTTGGATTTTAGTTCCTAAAGTTTGGAACCACTGTCCTTGAGTATTATAGTATCCACCGTCTGATGCTCCAACTGATGCCCAAGAACCACCTGTAGTAGTACCTGTCCATACTTTGTTAGATTTAGCAGACCATCTTTCAGTAGTTACTGCTCCTGCAATTAACATATCTAAAATTTCAAGATCGATCTCCATAGAAATATACTCACTCAATAATGATGTTAATTCTGCCTCAGCGTCTACACTGTGGTAAGCATTAAGATCTTGAGCAAATTCTGGAGTCCATTGTGCTTTTAACTTTCTAGTTTTAGCAACAATTGCTTCAGAAGCAAGTTCTACGTTGATTTCTGGAATTTGAATTGATGATGCTGGTGCATCTTCAAAGTCTCCTCTTGTGTTATCAGATGGTTGTTTTACGAAAGTAACTAATGGGTGTGTATCATTATCTACAGATCCAGCACCTGCAGCTGCAGCTTCTAAAGCAACGAATGTTACTGTATCAGTAGCAGCGTTGTATTTAGTATACTCTGGGTAGATTCTTGTAATATCAGCACCATTGTCATCTACTAAGTTCCATGCTCTTACTGCATCAAAGTCACCGTCTGTAAAGTCAGCTCCTAAAAAGTTAATTCTAATTAATCTAGCTTCAGTTCCGTCTGCAATAATAGAAGCAGAGAAATCTGCGTCATAATCGTAAACATGCTCATCTGTTAGAGCGAATGAAGCAGTTGTAAATTTACCAGTTGCTAAAGTAGCATCTAGATCATTTGCTCCACTAAATAGTAATGATGCAGAGTTAATAGAATATCCGTAAGAACCTACTCCGTAAAGACCTCCGCTAACATCTTCATCTACTGCCATCTTAGCAGATCCTGAAGATAAGTTACCGTACATATTTGGATTGCCTGCAGCTTCACCAAATCCATCTTTTACTGTTCCATATTTAAAGTCTAAGTAGAATACTAGGCCTGAAGGTAAGTTCATTGGCTGTACACTAACAAAGTCTTTTGCAGCGATTTGTGCAAATACTTTACGAACTAATGGTAAAGCAACACCAGCCCACTGCTCACCCTGTCCTGCAGAAAAAGATCCTCCAGTACCAGTGCTAGACTGCTCAGCTACGATTTGCTTGGCTTGGTTTTCCAAGATCATAGCCATGTTGTTTTTCTCAGTTTCATTAGAATATCCTTCTAATAATCCTGATTGAGCCCACTTTTCAGCTAAACGTGCATTGTCTTCTTGCAGTCGCTTAAAATTGTTAGACCCTTCCAATAATTGGTTAATTTCCATGATTGAATTTAATTTTAATTTATTTAATAATTCCAGCTAATTTTTGCATTCTTCTTACAGCATCGCTAACTTCTGAAATAACTTCTGGTTTAGAAGCTGTAGTTCCAGTAGCTTTAGACGCCATACCTAGTTTTGATTCTTTAATTGTACTTTTTGCAGTTTTAGTAACTACGTTATCAGCAACAGTTTCAAATACTAGTTTTACTTCTTTAACTGTCTCAGCCTTATCGAATGCAGCGATAACATTTACTTTTTGAGATTCAGTTAAATTGTTTGCTTTGAAAACTTTATTTACATAAAGTAACTTAGCATTTAGAAGATTAACTTCTTGCATTTTGCCTTTCATTTCTGCTATAGTATTTAAAGCTTCTTGTAATTCAGAAAGTTCTTCTGATTCAGTTACCTCTTCTACTTCAGAAACTTCGACTTCTTCTCTACGGTGATGTACTGCGTCTCCAGCTGCTTTACCCATTTCTTCGAAATGTTTAGCAATCTTTTTACCCATATCACCATATTTACCAGCCTTAGCATCATCCATTAGTTTTACAGTAAGAACTGAGCCTCCGAATACAGCAGCAATACCTAATGCAACAGTCACTGGGTCAACACCGCCAAACTCGTTGATTGGTGCTTCTTCCATTTTTTCTTTGTCATCATGCATAGCTTCTTCCATTTCGTCTTCATGTTTAGCTTCGTCCATGTCCTCGTCTTTCATAGCTTCGTCCATTTCTTTTTTCTCGCCTTCTTTCATGTCGTCGTCATGTTTAGCTTCGTCCATCTCTTCTTTCTTACCTTCTTCTACTTCTTCTTCCATCTTTTTATCTTTCTTGTCTTCTTCAGACAGTTCAGAGATTTCTTTAAGAAGTTCATCTAAGTCAATTTCTTCTTCGTCGTCCGCTCCTACCATGTCATCAGCAGGCATTTCCTCTCCTGGCATTTCTTCGCCATCGTGGTCATGTCCCATTTCTTGAGCAATAATATCACGGATAAGATCCTTAAGGTCGTCGACTTCCATGTCTTTTACCTCAATGTCATCTTCTGCTTCCTCATCAGATTCTTCTGAATCATCGTCAGCATCTTCTTCGCCTTCCATTGCTTCTTCTACTTCTGCAATATCTTCCTCTATAGCTTCGTCTTTTTTATCTTTATCCATTCCTT